GAGGAGACAATTTCCTGTATACTGTTATGTTCGACTCCACTTCTTCATCTACATGTGCAACTGTTACCATTGATTCAATACCAGCAAGTGAATATGGTACAAGTACATCATGCCTCTTCATTACACTATCGTATTCAAACTGTATCATATTATCCCTTTCTTATTTCTGTTATTATGTTAATTATTATGATTACGAAGAGCACATAAGCTATTATATCCATGCTATGTGTTCTCCACCGCTGTAAAGCTTTCACCAACAAGCTTACCAAGTAATGTACTCTTACCCTTAAAGCCAGACCCACTTGTCTGCCATACTAAGAATATATCCCCAAGCTCTTCATCATAATGTCCTTCTACTTTAATACCAGAAGTCCATCCACATGTATGACTTGATATACCTGTTGTCTTATGTCCTAATCTACTGGTGGCAACACCACCACCTTTACATTCAGCTCTAAACTGTGCCATATTATTCTCCTGTTTCCATTTCTTCGATTAATTGTTTACCTGCTCTTGGACTTGATAAAAACAGACCAAGCTTTTTATTGCGATGATATACACCACCTACAAAGTATTCCTTAAAGTGTTTCCTTGCCTTTGTCAGTACCATTTTCTTCTCATCATCGCTATCTATATAGAATGTTCCTGAGTAGTCTCCCCATTTACCATTCTCCTCAGTCACTCTTATCTCTGCAAACTGTCTATTTATGTGAGCATCTAAGTTTGATTTCATTCTGGCAACTTGTCTCTTCATCTCATCTACAGTTTTTTCCATTTTTACTACAGATTTCTCCATGCAATCCAATCTGTATTCATCCTTAGAGTCTTGCTTAGTCTCTTCTTCTGGTTTTTTTACGAGTTTCATATTATTGTCCTCTCTGTTATTCGTTTATTGTTTTTTCTTCTACATCAAAGTTTCTGAAGAAGAACCTTGCACATTCTAACCAACCCTGATTTATATGGCTGTGCTTATCTTCTATACCAAGCTCTTCATATTCTTTTTGATTTGCTTCCAGATGTGTTAATATATTCTTTATACTGCCCATATATTAATACCTCTCTTCTTCTGCCCAAATGTGTTCACCATGTTCTAAGTCATGTGAGTAACTGTCTTTGCGATATGGGTATCTGTCACTATCATCAGAGTTGTAGCAATCATCACAATATATGCCTGTGAATATACCATAGCAGTCACGTCTTGCCCACCAATGCTCATCTATTGGTCTGTGCATTTCTTCTTCAGCCTTACAGCCTCCACAATATGTCTTATCCATTATAATTCCCCATGTTTATCTTCCTCTCAATAGTTCTGTAGTTCTCTTTACCTATACGTGACAGTCCTATTGGCTCATCATCTTTATTGTAATCCTCTTTAGTAATCCAACAGCTATGTGAATCATGGAAATCCTGTAGACTCCTCCAAAAGTCAGCATCAAGTCCATGTGCTTCATCACGCAGACACCAGTCTATGTTGCAACCATCATCAGAGCCTCCCATCAATTCATGGACACTCATATTATTATCTATCCAATCTTCACGTTGATACTCTGGTTTTAAATATCTACCAATAGCACAGTGTTGTTTACCCCAAGTGTAGTTACAGTTACCATCTTCATCTATACTTCTGCGATTATCTGGGTCAGCAGCATAATGGTCTCTTGTGTCTTTTAATATCTGTTTCATTCTATCCTTGCTATTCATTTATTTCTCCTTTCTGTTGTTCTTTTATTATTTCATTGAATATGTCCAGCACTTTCTGTCTACTCCCTTTGATATTAAACATATGCTTGATAGAAGAATATGCTGTCCTACCTCTACTCCTTTTAAGTCCCTTCATTTCCAGTTCAAGTGCTTTACGTAGCACAAGCAAATGATACAGTTCTATTTGTTCAGGCTCATCTATTACATTTAAATTAAAGATAACATCTTTCATACCCATTCCCCTTGTTCAGGCTCATATATTATATTCATTTAACCTCCTCTTCAATGCTAATTATTTCAAAGCTATCTTCAGCATAATCGCTGGGTAGTTCCATATTCATCAAATCTCTTGCTATCCAGTTGTCATCTTTTGAATCATCATACTGATACTCAAGTTCTATTTTTATTCTTGCTATCTTCATACCCATTCCCCCTTATTTAGCTGTTCCCATACTTCACTTGCCTTCACTGGTTCAAAGTATAGGTCACGCTGTATTCTTGGTGACATTGATTGCAGTTCTTTTATACTGAATGAACCCATCTCTACCTCAAAACCCTTAACAATACCCCAACAGTAGTCTTCATCTTTATCCATATTCATCAGAAACCATTTCCAGCCACCCATAGCATCAAAGTATTTAGCTACTACCATCTGCTCCATATCAGAGCCATCATCAAACTGTTTCTGTGCTTTATCTTTTATTTCTTTAGTCATTAGTTTCATTTTGTTCCCTTTCTGTTTTACTTATTAGTTCCATGTAGTTACTGACTCCCTCATGGACTATTGCTACACTTTCATCAAACAGTCCACGTTTCTTCATCTCATCTGCTGCCTCATAGCAAGTCATCTTGAAATGTGACATCAGGTAAGCGTATGTTTCCATATTATTCAGACATACATTATATTCACTCATGTTATTTCCTTTCTGTTAGTGTTTCATTGTTTTTATTCAGTTCTTTAGCCATCTTCTCAGCATCCTTTGTATCCTGTCCATGTTCTTTCATCTCAATAATAGCCTCATCTGGTGTCATTTTGAAGTGTGCTACAAGGTATGCAAACAATGTTATCCCTGTAAGTTGTACATTATTACTCATCACAGTCCTCCCCATAACATATTGTATTTACAGTCTTTCTGTCCATACCAGCATTATCAAGTACTTCCCAAGCCATATCTGGTACAATACCTTCTATTTCCTTTTCTGTCATATCATCTTCAACCCAGTTATGTATGTCGAAGTCTGGAAGGTCTTGCATATGCATTCCAGTATTTTTAGATATGAACTCATTTAGTTTACTCCATGCTAATCCCTGTTTACTCATTTGTTGCTCCTTTCTGTTTATTAAATTTGTGTAAAGGCAGGAGAGTATCAAAAACCTGCCCTTACACTGTATAAGCAGTACCAATGACACAATACGTTTAGTCATCATTCAGGTATACCTTACGTTGTACTGCTATTCCTCCGTCACTCACGGATGGTAATTATTTTGCTGCTCTTGCTGGGAATGTCTCATCAGTTCCCATCTCTACCCATATACTGTCATGAAATGATACACCATATACAGATTTAATTGCAGTTAGTACATTAGCACAATCTTTATCTATCTCTTCTGCATGACCCCAACTGTCATTTACTGATGGGTCATCTCCAAATGCACACCACATCAACCACGCTGTACCATATGTGAAATTAGTAACTTCGTCTGTTATTTCATCTATTACTTCCACATCAAACCATACACTCCAATAGCATCCTGTATCTTGGTCTGGTATCATTGTCTTTTGTAGTTGTGCCCAATTATCAGGTAGTTTTATTCTCTTCATTATTGGTGAACTTGGCATTTCTTTCCCCTTTCCTTTATTATTGTTTCTGCTAATTCAACCCATTCATTTATTGTTGTAACCCATACTGGTTCAACATCAAGATATTCTTCTGCAATTTCATTTGCAGCTTCCCAATCACCACAATCTCCAATATTATAAATGTTGCCATCAGCAGAAAGTGCTAAGTATTGCATTATTCTGCTCCTTTCTGTATTCCATATTGTACTAACCTTGCAGGTAATACTACATTCATATCACATTCATAACAACATTGACCACTTGCTACTGGCTCGGCATTACATCCACCTTCCCAGCCATAAGGGTCTGCCGTTATCTTTTCATTGCATATTACACATTTCATCACTGTCCCTTTCTTTTATATTAATTTCTTTAAGTAATTATAACAATACAGACATAGGTGTTTACTTCTTCTGTAATTACCTTTATCCCTATAGTGTAATACTTCCATTTTCTTAGTGCTATTTGATCTCTTACAGAACTGACATTCACTTTCCTTTGGTGTATAGGTTACAGTTACCATTCCGTAATCGCTTTCCCTTTCCTTTATAAAATAGTTATTCTGATCCATATGCTTTTCCTTTCCTTTCTGTTTTTATTTACTTAAATTTTTACTCATTTATAACAATAAAAAACCCCTTCCAATTCTCATCAGAAGGGGCTTTACAGCTTGTTATATTGTTGTTATTTCTTTGTTATGACTTCACCTTTGTCATTGTAGAAATATGTTTTTCCACTTTCGGAATAATAACAACAAGCTTCGGTTTGTACACCTTGTAGGTACGTTTGAGTTTTACCTAATCTAAAACAACGTCCTACTTGTTTACCTTTTACACTTGTACCGTTGTTAGTAGGTAGTACAATTCTCCAATCATTTAAAGCGGTTGGAGTATCATTCTTTGTATGTACCAATTCACCATTGGTTTTATGCCTATCTACACCAAAAGAATCGGTTTCAATACGTTTATAATATTTAGACCATTCCTTTACCAAATATTCATGGATCACGTTTTGCATTCCCTTATTTATTTGGTTTTCTATTGTACTTTCCTTACTTACTTTCTTCGTTGTAGTTGGTGCATCAAGATTTAAAAAGCTTAATGCATCCCTATTATTTATTACATTAGACATAATGTCTCCTTTTATTATTATTATGAGTGTATTTCCATATTAAAAGCGGTTTTCTCTCGATCATACCTTTAATATCTCTTTTTGTCAAAAAGCATACTCTTGCGAGTGATTAAGTATAAAACATCATATATTATATATACAAGGATTATTTTGTAACAATATAAAATATATTTGTTTATATACAATAAATGTATTATTATACAATGTTAATTTAATCAATAATAGAAAGGTAATAAAATATGAATAATCAAGAGACTAATATAGTTTATGACGATGTTACTAACTATGGGATCACAATAATAAATAATGAGATGTATTTAATTAAAGATGGTAAACAAATTAAATTAGATGCATTAATAATTAAGGAAAGGAAAGGAAATTAAATATGAAGGATAGAATAAGTAATTTAATGATGGAAGTAAGCGGTATTTACATTTATAAAAATAATCATATGGTATTAGATATGGATAAAATAATATCTAATATAATAGATGATTTAAAAGCGGAGAATAAAGAGTTAAAAGCGGAGATTACACGTCTTTTAATCGGTTATAATAGAAAATGTAAAGAACAAAGAGAGTTACAAGCGGAAAATGATAAAGCGGAAAATGGTAAACAAGTGATGTATAATGAGATGGATGCGGAAGTTAGAGAGTTACAAGTGGAGAATAAAGAGTTAAAACAAGGTCTATTTACAAGTGATGTAGATGAACTAAAAGCGGAAATTAAGCGGTTAAAAGATAAACTACAAGCGGTAAATGATGATTATAATAATGATCACAAAGTACATAATGAATATGCGGATGGATTACTATCGGAGATTAAAGAGTTAAAAGAAGATAATAATAAACATTATCCAAAGGAATATAAAGCGGAGGCGGATGAATACTTTCACCATAATCCAAAGGGTGAAAAGTTATTCTTCTTTATTGTTGGTGGTGATGAAGTAGATGTAGATGGTGATGTTACAAGGACGTTAAATGTAGGTTGTGATACAATAGCGGAGTATGATAACGTGTAATGATAAGTGTATATCATAAGCGTGTAATATCTTACGTGTACATAAGGTAAGGTAATGCACCTATTCAATCACATGTAATGTAATCACATCCACTACCACATAGATCATAAGCACCGCTTACAATGAGCGGTGTTTGTGTTTGTATTGTAAATGCTTGTCCTTTCCTCAAATATATGACAAAATTCAATTAAAATTATAATTTAATCAAAAAAACAATGTAATTGGACACCCTACGAGGACAATTCAACGGGGGTACTCGCATAAAGAAAGGGGTACACTCATTCTACTGTAATTTTTCAAATTTGTGATATTCGTCAAATTTTGACAGAGTAAATACTGTAATATATTATACTAAAGGAACTTTATTAATATATATATATTATAATATACTGTATTAATATATGGGGAATTAGGTTTTTAAAAATAACTAACGTAGATTACAGCATGGATTTCAAAGAGATAAAAAACATAAAACACTACATATACGACAGCGAGAGGGAGTTTGGTATGTACCATCCAGATGTTCCTATCCGTCATAACTGGCGTCATGGTGAAGAAGATGAATGGGTTTTCACTGATGATGGTTTTGTGTGTGAAGTCCTAAGAAAGACAAAAGTAAAACACACTGGCAAGTCTGTGACTTGCATACGAACTGTTTGTGGGACATTTTTGGCATCTGATAGGAAAAAAGAGATGCTTGGTGAAAATGGTATTGCTGAGAATATTTACACATTTTCGGGCACAAACGTAAGTCAGAAGGATTTCAATGAAAGGGGACGTAATTCAAGAGAACTACTGTTTGCTAAATACGTTGCAAGTGGCTTAGGGGCTATGGAATCGTATAAGCGAGCATATCCAGATGCACGTAGTTCAAATTACATCAAAGATCGTACTGATAAGCTTTTAAAAACGGAGACAATTAGAAAAATGATAGACAAGCATATAGAAGAAATTTTAACAGAAGAGGGTGTAACTCATAATTGGTTGATTGAGAGATATAAAACAATTGCTGATCTAGCAGAGAGTGATACTGCAAAACTTAGGTCACTTGATAGTTTAGCAAAAATATCAGGATTATTTGATTTAAATGAGAAAAAGTCGGAGCAGGTAACAATTTGGGCAGGTTTTTCACCTGAGCAGCTAGAGGAGGTCAAAAAGAATGGAGAACCAGAACTTATCGCACATGCAGAAAAAAACGAAAAAAGCTAAAAAGAAGGAATGTGTAGACCCTTGTCCGATCTGTAGCAAAGAATTGCACTTAAATCATGAATATACACAAAGAGTTGGACTTTTAGGGGACTTTGAGGACGTTATAGGCTGGATGTGTCCGCATTGTAGCTCTGAGTTTGATACAGATAGCCATTTAACAAAATTTTTAGGTGAAGGCAACATAAGAGGAGAAGCATAATGCCAAGATTTGGTAAAAGTAGTAAAAAACGTCTGTTAACTTGTGATGACAGGCTACAAAAAGTATTTAATGAAGTGATTAAGCACGTTGATTGCTCGGTTTTAGAGGGTCATAGGGAAAAGGATAGACAAAACAAGCTATATGAAGAGGGAAAGACGAAGGTAAAGTATCCTAATGGGCGACATAATCGTCAGCCTTCTTCAGCTGTTGATGTTACGCCCTATCCTGTTGACTGGGAGGATCGAGAGAGGCAAACACTGTTTGCTGGGTTCGTTATTGGCGTTGCTAGTCAGATGGGTATAAACTTACGCTGGGGCGGTGACTGGGATCAAGACTTTCAAGTTGTAGACAACCGCTTCGATGACTTTCCTCATTTTGAACTGAAGTGACAAAAAGGGACAAGGCTCGTCTATTAAACCTAATTGTAGGGTTTTTAAATCTCTACATGTGGCATATAGGTGGGACACTGTTCACATTTGCAATAGGGTGTTTAAATATAGGAGTATTTGTATTTGGTAA